GAGGGCTCCATAATGGCTACTAAAATGTTATTTCTTTGTTCGTGTGGAGAATCGTTTGAAATTGACGATTCTACTGGAATGACGGATCATATCGATGCTAATGTCACCCATACTGTCTCGGAGGAGTATGTTCACTCCACTGTTGTCGCTTCTGCCTCTGGCAGCAGCGAACCATAAACGAATATGTGACAAGAACTGGGTGCGATTATGGATAATAGGTAATAAACATAGATTTTTGACTTTCTGATAACTATTTACTGGAAGACAGATCTTTATGTATGAGGAGATATATATGTCATCGAACACCATGTTAAAGCAGGCGATTATTGACGCCAACGCACTGCGAGAGTCAGCATTAAAGAATGCAGAGGCTATTGTAGTGAAGAAATACTCAAACCAAATCAAAGAAGCAGTCGATATGATGCTAGAACAAGAGGAAGAGGAGATGCCTATGGATCCTATGATTGATCCTACGACAGGTGATGAGCTTCCCGCTTCTCGGGTTGGCATGACAGATGATGCTCCGGAATCGGAGCTGGAAGATCAGGTGACATTCGCCGCAACTGACGGCGAGAGGCTATGTCCCTGCCCAGATGAGCCGGACACCTTGACAATAGACTTTAAGGGACTACAAGATATGATTCAGGGCATGGATGATGCAGGGACTGTGGAATTACCAGCCGGCACCGAAGAAGAAGAAGAAGAATTAGCCCCACCACCAAATCCTGCCGCATTAGGCGAGCAAGTTCAAATAGAAGAAGACGAAGAGATTATGTTAGAGATAGACGATCTGCTAGACGAAGACGTGATTGGCAATGCGCCAGCCGTGGAAACGGCAGAGGCAGCGCAGCATGCTGCTGAGCTCGTCGAAATGGATTCTGAAGAGCATACGGCGCTCGAAAATGATATTGAAACTGCCCTCCTAGGAGAAGACGAAGATCTATTGGAAGAAGAGACAGCGGAAGAAGAAGCTAAGCTTAAGGCAGCAGAAGAAAAAAGGAAAAAAAGAAAAGAGGGTTCGGTGAATCCGAAGACACAAAAAGATGCCGACGATTTCTTTAATTCCACCAATGAGCCTAGGGTTAATGAGAGTGCTGCCCGTGCTAAAAAGAATTCAAAAGCTCTTAACGAGAACAAAGTCCTCAAAGAACAACAGAGAGACATCTTGAGAGAAAACAAACAACTCACAAAAGAAAACAAAGAGATTAAAAGTCTCTTAGTGAAAGTTTCAGGCAAATTAGAAGAAGTTAATCTTTCTAATGCCAAATTAATTTATACGAATCAGGTTCTTAATGGTACCTCCTTGAATGAGCGACAAAAACAACGTATTGTCGAGTCTATTAATGGTGCTGATTCAGTCGATGCAGCGAAGTCTATCTATGAGACACTTCAAAGCGCAGTGGGCTCCTCTCTTAAATCAAGGGAAAAGTCACAATCACTGAGCGAAGCGGTCACCAGAGGTAGTGCTACAACGTTAAGACAAAGCAAACAAGAAAAACGGCAAGATCCTCATATTCAACGTATGAAGAAACTTGCAGGCATTTAATTCATTTAAGGAGGAAAAAAACAATGTCTATTTTAGAAAAATTGACTGAAGGGATCGTTAACCGAGACCTCAGCAGAGAGAACCATGCTCTTCTCGACAAGTGGGAAAAAACTGGTCTTTTGGAAGGATTGGAGGATGATACCAAGCGTAATTGCATGGCAGTTCTTCTTGAGAACCAAGCAAAAGAGCTTCTTCGAGAAGCATCAACAATGGCAGGTGCTAACGGCGGAAACGTCGAAGGTTTCGCTGCTGTAGCATTTCCAATCGTTCGTCGCGTATTCGCGGGGTTGATTGCTAATGACCTAGTGTCGGTTCAGCCGATGAGTTTGCCAAGCGGGCTTATCTTCTTCCTGGACTTTACATACGGTATGACTGATGGAACGACTACAAGACTGGGCGAAGTCCAGAATGAGTCACTATATGGTGGAGGGCGAGTCGCGTCTCAGATCACTGGTGGAGTTTCATTGGTTGATGGCAACGAGTCAAAATCGTTCTACAACCTAAACAACGGGTATGCGTCTCCAACAGGATCCGTAGTATCAGTTGACATGCCCAGCCTCACATCTGGCACTGCTGGCGATCAAGGGGTTATTGATGGTCTCATCAACTACGATCCTGACATCGCTTCTGGTACAGCTGTATGGGTGGGAACTGTTGCTTTGGCAGATTTGCCTCAGTTGAATCGAGAAGATTTGATTTCCATTACGTTGGATTCAAATAGTTTGCCCGAAGGCCGACAAGCACGTCGCTTGACTGTGTTAAGCGGAACTGCTGGTACGGATGTGTTGATCGTTATGGTTGCTAGTGGTAGTGAATCGACGAACGACGTTAATCCAGGTGGAGTAGCCGGAACTGGATCTAGTCCGAGCCTTACCTATGTAGAGACTGATAACTTCCAAACTGGCGGAGCGATTGGTTCTATTGAGGGTGTTGATAACTGGGGATTGGAAAATAATCCAAACATTCCAGAAATCGACATTAAGGTTGATAGTGTTGCTGTGACCGCAAACACCAAGAAGTTGAAAGCCAAGTGGACTCCTGAATTGGGACAAGACTTGAATGCTTATCACAATCTTGATGCAGAGGTCGAGTTGACTAGCATTCTGTCCGAGCAAATTGCGCTTGAAATTGACCAAGAAATCTTGGAAGATTTGGTGAAAGGTGCGAAGGCAGGTCAATACTATTGGAGCCGCCGTCCTGGTCGATTCTTGGTCCGAGATACCGGCGCGCCAATTAGCACTAGTGCTAACGAAGCGTTGCTTGGTGGAGACTTTACTGGTAATGTGTCGGAGTGGTACGAGACTCTTCTCGAAACCATTAATGACGTATCTGCTCAGATTCATCGTAAGACGCTTCGAGGCGGAGCAAACTTTTTGGTTTGCGGTCCTGAAGTATCTAACATTCTTGAATTCACCGTTGGCTTTAAAGCTCGCGTGACTCATGATGATGATAAGGGTACTGCCGGCGCAGTTAACGTTGGTAATATTTCTAAGAAATGGGATGTCTTTGTTGACCCCTACTTCCCACGAAATGTTGTTTTGGTTGGACGTAAAGGATCCTCTTTCCTTGAAAGTGGATATGTATACGCTCCTTATGTGCCACTACAGACCACTCCCACGATCTTCGGTATCGATGACTTTGTGCCCCGTAAGGGTGTCATGACGCGCTATGCCAAGAAAATGGTGCGTCCTGATATGTACGGATTGGTTATCATCGAAGATTTGTTAGGCTAAGCCTTTCTAGTCAGATAAATAACTACAAGAAAAGAGTCTTCATAAAGTTTGTGAAGGCTCTTTTCTTTTTTTGAAAAACTATTTACCTTATGTATTGTATAGTATGGAGGAAATAATGTGGCAGTTCCTGTCTTATCACCAAGTTCAAATTCTAGTTTAGTTGTCTTACCAGCAACAGGCTCCAAGTCATTAGTTACGGGGTCTTTGCCATTCGGCATATACACCAGTGCAGACTTCATCTCTGGCGCCGTAGACCAGGTATCGTATGTTTACCGTAAGTTGGGTGGCGAAGTTCTAGACATCGAACTGACGGCAAACCAGGTATATACTGCGTACGAAGAGGCAGTTTTAGAATACTCTTATATCGTGAATATACATCAAACGAAGAACTCCCTGTCAGATATACTGGGGAGTCCAACTGGAACGTTTGACAGTGATGGGGAACTACAGCCAGGAGATCTTACTAATTCTCTAAGTGGCACTGGCGCAGAATTACGATATCCCAAATTCAATTTCTCCTACTCTAAGCGAGTGGGCATGGGAATCTCGGAGAAAGCTGGGGTAGGCGGAGATAACAGATTTTATACCGCATCCTTTGATGTAACAGCAAAGGTCCAAGATTATGATCTGCAATCAATCATTTCAAGCAGCACTGACCCGGCTTTTACTTTCGACAAGAGTAGAAGAATTAACATTACTAATGTCTGGTATAAATCACCGCGAGTTATGTGGAGATTCTATGGTTACTACGGCGGAATCAACGCGGTAGGTAACATGTCAACATACGGCCAATACGCCGATGATAGTACCTGGCAGGTTGTTCCAGTGTGGCAAAACAAGCTTCAAGCGATGGCGTATGAAGATGCAATGTATACTCGTATTTCCCACTATTCTTTTGATATAAGGGATAATAGGTTGAGATTGTTTCCGACACCATCTGGTGTTGATTTCACAAAAGTATGGTTTGAATTCACCGCAGAGGAAGATCCTCTCTTAGATAAGCCAGGCATGGACACCGGTGCCACAGGCACAAACAATATGAACACAGCCCCGTTTGCTAATATTCCTTATAATAATATTAATTCCATTGGTAAGCAGTGGATTAGAAGGTTTGCGCTATCTGTCTGTAAAGAGATGTTGGGAATCGTTAGGAGTAAATTCGCCACGATTCCCATTCCAGGTGAGTCGGTAACGCTGGACGGATCAGCGCTGCTAGCAGCAGCAAAAGAAGAGCAAACTGCTCTTAGAGATGAACTGAAGACAGTTTTGGATGAATTAACGTATGCTAAACTTGCTGAGAAAGATTCTGCAATTGCGGTTAGCACAGAGAGCTTATTAGCCAAGATTCCTCTCGCGATATACCCAGGGTAAGGAGGAAAGGTAAATGGCTGATGAAAATATAACTTGGACCCAACCGACAAACCCTCCTCCCCCATTGTTTATGGGAGGGAAAGAGAGGGATTTTGTAAAGCAGGTTAACGATGAACTGATCGAGCGCGTGATCGGTCAGACAATCCTGTATTATCCGGTTAGCCTGAAACATACTAATTACCATTCTCTTTATGGAGAAGCCATTCATAAGAGTTTTCTGTCGCCAGTAAAAGTAAACGCTCTTATTTCGTGGGAAGGTCAAGTAACAAAGACTACGAATTATGGAATTGATAGGAGATCGTCCTTAACAATTCACTTTCATAAGCGAAGACTTACAGAGGATCAAGATTTACAGGTTCAGGAGGGAGATTTCATACTGTATGGAAGATTGTTCTATGAAATTATTTCACTGAATGAACCACAGCCACTGTTTGGACAAATAGATCATCAGATGGAAATTGCTGCAAAGTGTATTCGCGCCAGAGATGGTGTATTTGAAGAGGCGCCCCTTCCGGAAGTCTCTATTACCAAATATCAACTGTCACAAGACCGTGTAGAAAACGTATGCGTACTTACTATCCCAGATGATTGTAAGATATGTATTCCGAAACTCTCCGGCGCAGATATTGACTCTCTGGATTACAGAACCTTAGAGGAATTCACCTCGGAACCATGTAACTATGAAGGGTATCAATTCTATTTGACCGCAGCTGGCCCAGCTCCAGTTGGAGCGTTTACTATTTCAAATAAATGGTATTTTAATGAAAACTGTGTTTGGTATCCAAGCCCATTTTTTAGCACAACATAGGAAAGGAGGAGAAGAGATGGCAGACAAAGAAACTATTATTAATCTACAACCATCCAACTTGGAGAACATTGATTTAGCAATGTTTAATTGGATTAATGAAAAATTAAATGTCTTCTCCAACTCAAATCGAGGGTGGGAAAAGGTACCTGTCATTTGGACTTCAGCCGAGCGCGCATTTCAGTCTAAAAGAGATAAGGGTCTGCGAGATAAGGAAGGCGCACTCATTCTCCCGCTTATCACGGTCGAGAGGACTTCAATAGAGAAAGATCTATCATTCAAGGGATCATTACAATCCAATGTCTTTCCAGTAAATGATGCTAGGGGAGGTTCCGTTAGTTTTGACAGGATGATTAACCAAACTAAAACTAAAAACTTCCAGAATGCAGATGCTAAAAAGGATTATGGACAAATAAATTTTAAGGTGAAGAAGAAGAACAACAAGGTAGTTTATACCTATCGTTCGATTCCGATGCCAGTGTATGTTTCGGTTCAATACAAGATTATGTTAAGGGCTGAATATCAGCAACAGATAAATGAGTTATCACAACCCTTTATGGTTGCCACTGGTGGTATTAATGCTTTTATAATGAGAGAAAAAGGTCATAGATACGAAGGATTTATGTTATCATCTTACGGTCAGGAGGATAGTGTGGCAGATATGTCTGAAGACGAGCGCATGTACCAGACAGCTGTCGAGATTAAAGTTTTAGGATATCTCATAGGCGGAGCAGACAACCAAAAATCACCACAAATCATAGAAAGAGAAAACTCCGTTGTAGTGAAACTTCCTCGTGAGAGAGTCATTCTGGGTGATACTCCCCCATGGCTAGATGGTAAGTATCTTCCTTTGTGATTTTCTCTATAGAATAAAATAGCATTTGCTATTTTATAAAACTATTTACAAGAAGGAAAAACCCGGTTTCGTATTAGGATTTTAATAAGGAGAGCACCGCATTATGTCAGTAAATAAATTTAAGTTTGTATCCCCTGGAGTGTTTGTCTCTGAGATAGATAATTCGCAATTACCCGCACTCCCCAGAGGTGTAGGACCAGTAGTTATAGGAAGATCGATCAAAGGTCCATCAATGCGTCCAGTTCAGATAAATTCTTTTGCGGAATTTGTTGAGACTTTCGGCGACCCCATTTACGGTGGAGGCGCAGCAGATGTATGGCGCGCAGGCCCTAACGTTTCTTCCCCATCTTATGCGACTTATGCCGCTCAAGCTTACTTACGAAATCAGAGTCCTCTCATCTTTGTGAGATTGGCCGGAATTCAAGATTCACAAGCAACCACCAAAGGCGGCAAAGCCGGCTGGGAAGTTTCTAGTTTTGGCGAAACCGCCACCGCAATGACCTCCGCAGCAAAAGGCGGAGCTTTCGGATTGTTTATGGGCAACAGTGGATCAACTGGTGAATTCACTGGAACTCTTGCTGCAATTTTCTATGCTCGAACCGGATCGGTTGGCTTAAGCGGAACCTTAGTTGATGGTACCCTGGCAACAGGCACTGCCGGATTGTTTAGTTCCGCAGATTCTGATCAGTTCACCGCTGAAGTTAAAGATGAGACCGGCGCAGTCTTAGAAAAGGTAGTTTTTAATTTTGATGAAAACAGTAAATTGTTTATCCGGAATGTCTTTAACACTAATCCAGCGCTTTGTAACAACGATACCAAAGTCAATCCGACCGGCGCATCAAAGACATACTTTCTCGGAGAGTCCTTCGAGCGAAGTGTAACAGATATGTCTGGAGGCATCGGTACTGCCGGCCTCACTGGATATGCTACCATTTTAGGTCTAGCATCAGGAAGTGTTGACCAACACATCCAACACACCCCTCTTGAAGATTCTCTTACGGGATGGTTCTTCTCTCAAGATTTGGGAGATGCCTCATCTTATAACGCATTGAACATGCAGAAGCTTTTTAGATTTCAAGGTCTGGGTGGAGGTGAATGGCAACAAAACAATTTGAAGATATCCATCACCAACATCACTCCATCAAACAATGTCGCAAATCCTTATGGATATTTTAGCGTCTCAATCCGTGGAATGTCAGATAGTGATAATAACCCTAGGCCCGTAGAAACTTATAGTGACGTTAATTTAAATCCAAATTCTCCAAACTATATTGCGCGCCGGATAGGAGATTCCTATACTGAGTGGGATAGCGGCGACAAGAGATACGTAAGCTACGGCGACTATGTAAATCAATCTCGTTATATACGTGTAGAGGTAGATGCTTCAGTTAGAGATTCTAGCGGAGATGCTAAATTCTTACCATTTGGGGTTTACGGACCAACTAGGTGGAAGGGATTTACTGCCATTAGTGGCGGAACCGGCCCAGCCGCTTTAGGCGTGGACACGGGCGTCGATTCTGGAGTGGCATATGCGCTAGGGAACGGTGATATTCCGGACTCACTTGCCAGCACCCACTTCATAAACGCCGGTAATGTACCATTTACTGCAAGTTTTGAGTTTCCATCTGTTCCGACTAGAACACTTAGTAATGAAGGTATAATTACCGATCAGAAAAATGCTTACTTCGGAGCAACTAGTAATAGGGTAGCTAGCAACCGTGTTGAAGCTAGCATCAGAGACATGTTGCGACGTAAGCCTGACGGCACTGGTATCTTCACTACGATTCCTGATTCTTTGGAATATTCTTGGATATTCTCTTTGGATGATTTGACGACTGGTTCGGCCACTAACGGTGCGACCGCTGCCTGGGTGTCTGGCTCACGCGCAACGGGTGATTCGTTTACGGCATCCGGCTCGTATCAGTCTGTTCTCACAGAAGGATTCCAACAATTTACAACCGTTATAAGTGAAGGGTTTGAGGGGATTAACATTCTTGAGAAAGAGCCTTTCAGAAATACAGCAATGACCGGCCTAGGCGCAATTTCTAGCTATGAATATGCTACATACGACCGTGCGATTGACACTGTGTCCGACGCTGATGTGGTAGAATGTAATATGATGACCATTCCAGGACTGACGAATACAAATCTTACTAGCAAATTGCTGGACGTGTGTGAGGCTCGCGCAGATGCATTGGCCATCGTTGACCTTCCTGGAGAATATACTCCACCAGGTGAGGATGCGTCTCTATCTGACTCAGCCCGAATTGGTACTGTACAAAACACAATTGACCTATTGGATAATCGAAATATCAATAATAGTTATGGATGTACTTATTATCCTTGGGTTCAAGTGACAGATACCGTTACCACTGGAGGCTCTTTATGGACGCCACCTAGTGTTGTGGTTCTCGGAACTCTTGCTAGTAGCCAGGCATCTTCTGAATTGTGGTTTGCTCCTGCCGGCTTTACTCGCGGCGGACTAACTGAAGGCAGCGCAGGACTTCCGGTTACAAATGTGCGATCAAGATTAAATTCCAAAGAAAGAGATGATCTCTACAATGCGAACATTAATCCGATTGCTCAGTTCCCAGCGGAAGGAATTGTAATCTTTGGTCAGAAGACACTTCAAATCACACAGTCTGCGTTGGATAGAATTAACGTGCGTAGATTGATGATTTATGTTAAACGTGAGATATCTAGAATTTCTGCTACACTGTTGTTTGAGCAAAACGTCAACGCTACGTGGAATAGGTTCTTGGGTCAAGTTAATCCTTTCTTGGGAAGCATCCAGACAAGACTGGGGTTGACAGATTATAAGGTGATACTAGATCAGACCACTACGACGCCGGATTTGATTGATAGAAACATCTTATATGCTAAGATTTTCTTGAAACCTGCCCGGGCCATTGAGTTTATTGCACTTGATTTTGTTATTACAAAAACAGGAGCAGGTTTTGAGGATTAAATTTAAAAACGAATACTATTTATAGTATACTGGAGAGAACAGGAGAAATTAAACAATGCCATTTTGGAAAGACGCACAAGTAGCAGATCCTAAAAGATCATTTAGATGGATACTCGAATTGGGTGTTGCCGGATTATCCGAAAACATCACTTACATATGTAAAAAAGTTAATAAGCCGGAGATGACTATCAACGAGGGTACACACAAGTTTCTCAACCATACGTTCTACTATCCTGGTAGCGTAGAGTATAACGCCATCGACATCGAACTTGTGGATCCAGCAAATCCTCATGCGACAGAACAGTTATACAAATTGGTTCAAGATTCTGGGTATCAGCTCCCCAGTTCCATTACAGATGCAGTTGGTGCTGATTCTACCATGGCCAGCACAATCAGCAAAAGATTGGCCACAGGCGCCATGAACAACGCTGTTATCGTAATGTTAGATGGTGATGGAAACACTATTGAGCGTACGATACTTAGAAATCCATGGATATCTAAAGTTAATTTCGGCGGTGATCTTTCATACGACACCGAAGATTTAATGACGATCAATATGTCCATCAGATATGATTGGTTTGAATTGGAGACTTTTAATCCCTAATTTCCCAATTCACCGAAGATAAAAAAGAGAGGTTTTAATGACAAGAAGAAGCAACGAGGACCGTCTCGGAATGCCTGCGCCCGGTGCACAGCAATCCGGGGAAGCTCCGGCTGTGATTGATGCTATATCAAATCCAGCACCTAACTCTAATCAGTTATCGTATGTTGTCCCCACAGAGATAGTTGAACTACCGTCTAAAGGAAACTTTTATCCAGAAGGCAGCTCTCTCCATGGAGTGGGAGAGGTAGAGATTAAAGAGATGACAGCTAGAGAGGAAGACATTCTTACAACAGAATCCTTCCTTAAAAAAGGGATTCTATTTGATCGCCTACTTCGAAGTCTGATTGTAAACAAATCAATTAAGACAGAAGAGTTATTGGTTGGAGATAGAAATGCTCTTTTGGTTGCCGCACGGATTAGTGCTTACGGGGCACTATATGAGACAACGGTTTCGTGCCCACTGTGTGGTTACGAAGACAAAGATCACAGTTTTGATCTAAGTGAGTGTCCAAACAAAGGCCCAGTTGATCTGGAGAGTGGAGATGCTGACTTGGGAGCCGGCCTGGAATATGGCGGCGGAGCGACATATCTCGTTACGTTACCTAAGTCCGGCATGGTTGTCGAAGTGAGACTGCTGAATGGTAAAGATGAGCAAGACATTACTCGCGCAGCAGAAATGCGAAGAAAGAAAAAATTACCAGAGAATGCACTGACAGAACACTTCAAGAGGGTGGTGGTTTCTGTAAACGGAGTTTCAAATCCCTTAGAGAAAGAGAGCTTTATTAGTTCTATGCCAGCATCTGATTCCAGATTTCTACGCAAAGCGTTTAAGAAGTTAACACCAAATATTGATTTAAGGCAGGAGTTCGTCTGCACCACATGTGACCACGAACAGGATTTAGAGGTACCTATCACACCTCGGTTTTTTTGGCCTGACGCCTGAGTATATGGAACAAGTTTATGAACAGTTTCACTCCCTTAAATATTATGGTGGGTGGAGCTTATTTGAGGCGTACAATCTTCCAGTCCAATTGAGGGTATGGTTCACCAAACGACTAGTCAAGCAACTAGAGATGGAGAATGAAGCCAATAATAGAAAGTAGGAAACAATAAAAGAGCATCCATGGTGCTCTTTTATTTTTTAAATTATACTATTTAATAATAGCGGAGGTTTTTTCAATGGTTAAGAACGACAAAGATTTAAGCACGATGGTTATTGACTTTTCCAAGGCGAGAGATCAACAGGGTAAGCTGGACGAGGGATGGTGGCTTATGTTTGGCGGACTCCTGCGCTGGATCATGCCGTCTCTATATAGGGGCAGTCTCTTGCCATTAAAGATCAAGGGAAGTGAGTCGGAGAAACAT